GGACTATCAAGTTTTACTCAGAATGGTGTTATGTTTGCATCTAATACTTCATCTTTATCTTTTACGACTGGTACAGATGGACAGGTAATGCAAATTGCATCTAACGGAACACCGGTATTCGGTATGCTAGATGGCGGAGGTTATTCGTGAGTAAAGAAATTGACATCATAGATAATTTTATAGATAATCAACAGAAGTTGATAAATATATTACAACATAAAGCTTTAATCTTAGAAACTAGAAACAATTATTTAGAAAAAAAAGTCAAGGAACTAGAAGATATAAATAAAAGAATTAAATATAAGAAATCAGAAATCAGAAAACCAATAAGAAAATCTACTAAAAAAACAGTTCCAGCTAATAAATCTGTTAAAAAAATAGAAACAGAATTTACTAAAGAGAGTGTGAAAATGAAAAGTATTGGTATAATTATCTCTAAGCTTTTTAGTAAAGTATTTCATTATGGTGGTGATAAGAATAGTATGAAACCGGATGATAATATTAATAGTGACAAAAAGACCCCTCTGGGGAAACATGTTATCCGAGGTGGTCTTCCACCAATGCCTAAAATAAAAAATTAGATTAATCCTATAGGAGAATATTAGAAATGGCTTCCGTAATTAAACTCAAACGGTCTAGTAATGCTGGTTCAATTCCCGCATCTGGTGATCTAGAGGTTGGAGAAATTGCTCTAAACCTTGCTGACCGTGTAATTTATTCAAAGAACAACGCAGGTAATATTATTCGTCTTGGTGAAGCAGAACTTGCTAATACCAATGCTTACATTGCCAATGTTGATAGTCGCTTAGTTGCAACCAACACAGCTCTTCGTAATTTGATTAACACAGCACAAACTGCTGCAGATCAAGGACTAGCTGATGTTCAATCAACCAACAATGCTTTACGCATATTGATTAACACAGCACAAACTGCTGCAGATCAAGGACTAGCTGATGTTCAATCAAGTAATACTGCTCTTCGTAATTTGATTAACACAGCACAAACTGCTGCAGATCAAGGACTAGCCGATGTTCAATCAAGTAACACAGCTCTTCGTAATTTGATCAACGCAGCACAAACTGCTGCAGATCAAGGACTAGCTGATGTTCAATCAAGTAACACAACTCTTCGTAATTTGATTTCAACGGCACAAACTGCTGGAGATCAAGCACTAGCTGATGTTCAATCAAGTAACAATGCTTTACGCATATTGATTTCAGCAGCAGACGATAAAGGCACACAAGCACTAGCTGATGTTCAATCAAGTAATACTGCTCTTCGTAATTTGATTGATGCTAAAGCACCACAATCAGAGTTGGATGCTCAAGAGTTGAAGCAAGCTCAAGACCTTGCTAATACTAACACGTTTATCCATAACCAGCTCGCTAACACTAACCTCGCTATTGGCAATCTAAGTACCACTCTTAGTGGCGACTTCATGGTTAAGACAAACCCACAATCAAGTGGTCACTTCCAACATACAGGTAATACATCCATTACCGCAAACTTGCAAGTTTCAGGTAATACTACGATTAATGGTAACCTAACAGTTGAAGGTGATGTTGCTTATGTGTCTACCACAAATATTGAAGTGACTGACCCTTTGATGAAACTCGCTGCTGACAACTCTAGTTCAGACGTTGTTGACACTGGTTTCTTCGCACTATATGAAAACGCTGGTGCAAACAATTTTGCTGGTATTTTCCGTGATGCAACAGATGGTGTCTTTAAAGTGTTTAAAGACTCCCAGTCACAACCAACCACTACGGTTGACACTGGTGCAGCGGGATATACATTGGCTCAATTGGATGCTCTCATTGACGGTGGCTCTTTCTAACATATATACTAATACGAAAAGGGGGGGTGAAATTCCCCCCACAATTTAATAATCTAGTATATTAGTCTTATTTAGAAGGAGGAACCAATAAATGGCAGCTGTAATTAAACTAAAACGTTCTTCGACTGCTGGTGTGGTCCCCACTACTTCTGATATTGAAGCAGGTGAGTTGGCACTTAACGTCAAAGACGAGAAATTATATTCATCAAACGGAACCGGTGTCTTCCAGGTATTTACTGGTGGCGCTAAAGCGGTTTCAGTAACCACTGCTACAGTTGGAAGTTTAGCTTCTAGTGATGCAGTCGTAACCGATGTGCAGGGTTTTGCAAACTCTGTTATTGATAGCGCAATTTTGGCTACAAAAGTTGACATTACTACACATGATGAGGCACTTGCCAATACCAACGCCTTCATTACATCCGCAGTTTCGACTATCGATGGTGGAACATACTAAACATAGGAGATAAATCGTGGCAGCGTTACTTAAACTTAAAAGGTCCTCAACTGCGGGGGTCACTCCTAGCTCACTACAAGCCGGTGAATTAGCAATCAATCTTAAAGATAAGAAACTCTTTTCAGCTAATTCATCCGGCGGTGTGTTTCCAATATTTCAAGGTGATGCAAGGGAGTTAATCGTATCAGAAAGCACTTTAGGGGCTGCTACAACTGTTGTCGTAGCGGTTAGTGTGTATTCAAATAATGTTGTTGATGTTAGTCAGGCTGACGCAAAACTCAATACAACTGACTTCAGTGCAGCTTTAGCAAATACAAATCAAAGAATTATTAATGAATTTGCAACTCTTGACGGTGGCACATACGACGGTGATGACTT